ATTTAATAATTCAGGAGCTTTTGGTGCTTCAGCTAATTTAGTTTTTGATGGAAATCATTTAACTATTGCAGCAGAGGGTGATTTAAGATTGGGAGATAATACAGGTGGAGAATATGTAGGAATTGACGCTCCTGCAACAGTTGGAGCATCTTATACTGTAACATTACCAGCAGCTGTAGGATCGGCTTCTCAAGCCTTAGTAACTTCAGATGGTTCTGGAAATACACAGTGGACATCAACATCAACTTTTGGTATATCAACAGGAAAAGCTATTGCAATGGCAATCGTTTTCGGATAAAAGGAATAAATTATGGCAA